ATCGTTCTTCATCTGTCTTACCATCGAGGAATGGTTGTATATGATGGACTTCGTTAGCTTCTTTAACTATTCCTTTACTTAAACAAATCTCACATAAAGGATTACGTCTTATATAATAATTTCGTAGGTTCTTCCATTGTTTTGTATTATAGTATTTACCTGATATATTATTTTCATGTTTATAAGGTAACTCTTTATGTGAGATTCTATTTCTATTTATTGTAGGCATTTATATATAATAATAAATTTATTTCAACATATTTAATAATTTATCTTTCTTATATTGTAATGAGTATCTTATCTTTATTATCTTTTATAAATATTGATTTTACTTTATCAAAAAGTAAAGAAATAATTGCAGCTGTACCCATTACAGTCCAAAATATTATATGTCCTAAAACTATAATTAATCCTAAAAATATTGGCCACAAAAATAATACTAAAATAATTACCAATAGCCATCCTAAAATATTCCAAACTATCATAATCTATTTTCCTTTCTTATATTTATGTTTTATTTAAATGGTTCATCTTCTGTCAATAATTCAATTAATAAACCTATCATTATTATTATTGTATATATCGGGTAAAATAACATAATCGATAGCCTTTTTAATAATCGTTTAGTATTATTTCTTTGCTTCCTTGAACCTCTTCCTATTCTACTTATTTCATTAGTCATATCTATATATTTCTTACATATAAACATTCCTATAATCAAATAACATATTATACTTAATATACAAAATATGGTGTTCATAACTATTAAAAATATTTTTTGATTTTCTTTATTGCAATATCTTTATCATATCATCGAGTATTTATTTAAATCTAAATCTTTAATCATATAACCACATACAGTATCAAGGTTATCTACCTTATTATCTAATAACTCCATCTTAGTTATAAGCATTATAATTATATCTATCAATTCTTGTTTAGTAAACTTACCTGATTTGATGTTTGTTATTAATTCTTTTGTTTCTTGTTTCATAGTTTTATTGTTTTTATTTTTAATATTTATCTTCTTTTATTTTTGAAATTTTCATCTTCTGTCCATTTTATAATCATTCCTTTATTCCAATACTTCTGACATAGATAATACTTCATCTACACCAACCAATTTTTAAAAGCAGGATGAACTAAATCTGGCTTCCAGTGAATGTAATTATGACATTCTGCACATAAAGAAACAGTGTTTTCTTCATCCTCAAACAACTAATTTTTCATATCATCATCCCACTATTCAGCAAACTTAATAATATGATGCACTTGGTCTGCAGGTGTATGTCTATCAAAACATTTACACATCATACACTCTGGTTGTTCTTTCAACTTTTTATCTCTAAGTTTCGTCCAGGTTGTACTACTATATGGCTTCATTTTTTGCTTTTTATTTATTTTTATATTATTTATAACAGAAAAAACGGGTAAAGTTATAAATTTTTGGTAAAAGTTATAACTTTGGTTATATTTTTCAAAGCTCGTAACTAGCTGATAATCAGATAAAGTTATAAAAGTTATAAAAGTTATATATAAAAAATAATTTATAAAAATAAAATAAAATAATAATGTAATATGTTGGGTAAAGTTATATATAACTTTTATAACTTTATAACCAAGTATAATAAGAATAAAAACAAAGGAAATATCTATTAAAAACAAACTGAAACGCTAAAAAATGCTAAAAATCTAAGATTTTTAAGGTTTTTAATTTTTTCTGATATAAATAATATGAACAATAAAAATTAACAACAAACAAATTATGAAACCAATTAAATTTCAAAGAGAAGACATTTTATTTGTAGTAGAGTCTTTGCAGCATGAATTAAACAGAAAGCCTATCACATTAGAAGTAGCAGAAAGATTAGGTGTACCCCGTATGAATGCTAATTATTATTTAAAGAAATATGGATTACGTGATAGAGTAGATTAGGGGTTATCTAGTGGTAGAACAGTTGGAGCTAAGAATAAGTATAATGTAATAGAAGAGCAATAGAAGCTTATTAAGATGCTTGAATAGCTTAGTGTTCAGATTAAAAATATTGATGAGAACATGAAAAATTTAATGGCAAATCAGTTAAAATAAAAATTTTTTACACATAAATACTATACAAAATTAATTATGAACAGCAAAATGGATAATATGAATTTCGATAATTTTTCAAATGAGCAATTAAAGCAAATGTTTACATAGATTATGTAGAATGCTCAGCAGACATAGGTGCAAAACATTTATGAATTAGATGGTAAAGGCCATATTATTAATAATGTAAAGAATTACATCGCATGCCTTAATACAGACCCATTAACAAAGGGTAAGCTTAAGTATAATGAATTTTTAGCTCGTAAAGAGTTTAATGGAGGAGAATATACAGATATGGTAGAGGCTAAGATAAAGCTTCAGATGTCATAGGTATTAGGTTTTGACCCCATGAGTAATAAATTTACAGATGCAGTATTGAATGTATTTGATTCTAATCGTTATAATCCAACAGTAGATTATCTTAATGGTTTAAATTGGGATGGAAAGTCCAGAATTGATACAATTTTCATTGACTGGTTAGGTGCAGAAGATACTCCATTAATTAGGGAAATGAGTCGTAAGTGGCTTATAGCTGCAGTAAAGAGAATATATGAGCCTGGTTGTAAGTTTGATAATATGATTGTGCTTAAAGGCCCACAGGGTTGTGGTAAGTCAACTATATGTGAAAGGTTATCTCATGGCTTTTATAATGAACATATTAATATAGAGGACCCTAAGTATTATGTAGAAACCCTTAATAGAAGTTGGATTGTTGCATTTGATGAATTAGCAGGTATATCTCGTAAAGATTTGAGTGATATTAAGTCGTTTCTTTCTAAGTCAAGTGAAACTGTTAGATTAGCATATGCACATAATCCAGAAACTTATAAAAGACATTGTATTTTTATCGGTTCAACAAATGAAGATAATTTTTTAAGAGATTACACAGCTAGTATTGAACGTCGTTTTTGGGTTATTGAATGTACTCGTGATAATACAAATAACATTGTAGGTTCAGGATTTACAGAAGAAATAGTGGATCAAATTTGGGCAGAAGCAAAAGCTAGTTATCAGGCAGACCCATAGTAGTTTTTAGATTTGAGTACATAGGGTATTGAATCACTTATGGTTGAACAAGATAAGTTTAAAACTTCAAATACTGATGAAATACTTGATTTTGTTCGTGATATGTTAGATAAGGAATATGTACTTGACAATAATCTTGAATTTGTTGATGAAGATGACTTTTATAATCAATATTGTGGAATAAGTGTAAAAGTGGGTAAAAAATCAAAGTTTGCTCGTATTCCAACTAGATACGTCAAATATGTACTTGAAAAGAAATATCGTGAAACTCGTTCACCAAAGTACATAGGTTCAGTGCTTAAAGATATTATAGATTATAAGCCTGCAAAATATCATGGAAAAACAGATAACTGTTATTGCATTAAAGAAGTTGCACGTCCAGATCGTCGTGGAAAGAGTATTTTAAAAACAAAAGATGAAGAGCTTTCTGAACTCTTTAACTGCTAAAAATTAATCAATATAAACCAATGAAAAACATAATAGAAGCAAAGGAAATTGCAAAAACTCCAATTACTTGTTATCGTACAGTGAATGATAAACAGGGTATAAATACTACTTTGGACCAGTTTATAATCAAACTAGGACTTGGTGTTAAGGACCTTATAAGTCAATTAAGGTCAATTACAGATGAAGTACAGTAGAAGCAATTCAAAATTTTCAATATTCCATGTGCAACTATCAGCATAGTTGCTGGAGAAGATAAGTCTGCATTAAGTATTAAATCAAAGAATAATATCATAGCTATTGATATTGATGAAAAAGAAAACCCGTATTTATCTAATGAAACAATGCTTATAAACACTGGTTATAGATTATTTAATTTGCCATATGTGTATTTAGTAAGTCGTAGTTGTAGAGGAAAAGGGTTATTTGTAATTATCCCGGTTGAGAATATAGATAATATTAAGGGGTATTTCAATAAGATACAAGAAGATTTTAAGAAAATGAATATTGTAATAGATGCATAGTGTTGCAATATAAACAGACTTCGATTTGCTAGTTATGATGATAAAACTATTTAGGGTGAATGGAGAAAAGAAGGAAATACTCCAATTGAAATTTTTGATGAAATTCTAGAAGATGATAATCAAAAAACATATACTTCAAATTTTGCAGTGAATACTGTTATTTAGGCTAATTCATTATTGCTTGATGATTTGTTTATAATTAAAGCTCTTATGATGTTAGTGAAAGATTATGGTTACACGTCTGATGATTATTCGAATTGGCTAAATGATGGTTTTCGTTTGGCTACTCTTGGTGAACAAATGGGGCTTTTCTTATTCATCATGATTAGCCGTAATTCAAGGGGTTATAAAAACGATTCAGACGTTAAAAGAAAATTTGAAGAATGTATCAGACACACAAAATTTGATCGTACGTGTTTAGCATATTATTTTGGTATTCTTAAAAAGAAAATTGGACCAGATTGGGTAAAAGCAGTTCAAAATTTTCAATTACCAAATACAGATAAATAAAATAAAACAAGAAACAATTATGGAAACAATAAAAGCAATATTACTTATTATATTATTATGTCTGCTATTTTTTATAGTATGGTAGATTATCAGTTTTTACTTGGCTGGTGAAGTATTAAAAGCTATTTTTTGGTTATTAATATTGATATTATTTACAGAAACCAAAAAACCATATAAATAATAAAAGTAATTTATATTACCTGTAAGCTGTTCATTTTCGATAATTATTTTGTTAGTTTATTGCCGCTCGAAGTAATTTGGGCGGCTTTTAATTTATATGATTATTGAAATATGAGTTAATAATTTTTAATATAATAATGTTTATGTTTTTTGGAGAATATATAAAAAAGAAGTATTTTTGCCATTATGAAGAAAAGAATACCATCTCAAGAATTAAAGTGTCCTGATTACATAGAAGGGGATTATTTCTGTTGCTGCATATATGGTATCAGGAGAAATTCTGATAACCACATGTTATATGTGGGTCAAACAACGAATCTTCATATGAGGATTAAGGACCACTATTTAGCTAACAGAAAAAATAAAGAATACAAGTTAGAAATTGATAAATGGATGGCAGAGCATCGAGGTGAATATCATTATGAGATATTGAAGAAATTCGATGTTAAGGAAATGGATTATTGGGAAGCTCACTTCATTCAAGAACATAAGACATTGGTGACTGATGGAGGGTTTAATAATTCATTGCCTAATCGTACACCTGAAAGGGAAGCTGTTGAAAAGTCGGAAGGTAATAAACGATGGTATGAGAAGAATGTGAAGGGCAATCCTGAAAAGCTTAAACGAATGGCTGATTTCTCAAAAGAGTGGGCAGAAAGAGACCCTGAACATGCAAAGTACATATACAGGAAAAAAGCATTTAGGCGACAATATAAGAACCATCCAAATTTTAAGGATTTGAATGTCTTGGCAGAAAGGTACAAGTATTATCTTAGTGATATTCCAAAGGATATTTGGAAGAAAGCAAAAGGAGAATATTAATCATTCATAATAATAATGTACGCGCATAACATGTCTTTATATATTTTTAGTACATTAATCTAGAAAAATGTATCAAAAATATATGTAGTTCCCATTTTTATTATTACCTTTGCACTTATAAAACGTATTATTTAAAATATTATTGTTATGATTAAGTGCATATGTTTAATTCGTGTATCTACTCAGCAGCAGATATTAGAGGGGCAAAAAGACAAAGTTATTGCAGAGGCTATTCATGACGGGTATTCAAAAGAAGAAATTAAAGTCATTGAGGCTAAGGAGTCTGCTATCAAGTTAGCAGAATCAGAAAGAGAAACACTAACAGAGATGAAGCAGATTATTACTATGAATTCTGGTATAGAATCTCTGTATGTATTCGCTATTGACCGCCTTGCACGTAAAGTTTCAACTGTTCTTTCCATAAAAGATTATCTTTTGGAAAACAATATTAATTTAGTGTTTATCCATCCACATAGAATGTCAACAATGAGAAAGAATGATAAAGGAATAATGGTGGAGGATGAACTGACTTCCCTTATGCTTTTGTTCCTTGGTTATGGTGCTGAGATGGAGATGAAACTTAAACAGGCGAGAATTAAAACTACCCGTGATGTAATGAGGGCGAATAATAAGTTATGTACAGGTAGGCCAATGTTTGGGTACAGAAAAGCCGCTGATAAATCTGTAGTTGTTGACGAAGTTACGGGAAAAGCAGTACGTGATATTTTTCATCTTTATAATGAGAATCAACTAAGTATGCAGGAAATATATAATCTATTAGTATCAAGGGGCCTTTTTAAGGATAAAAAGAAATCTGCAGCAAAGAATACTATTCTACGTATATTGAAGAATAAAGCATATACTGGTGATTATTCTATTGATGATAAAATAGGTAATATAAAATACCCTCCTATAATCGATAATCAATTATTTAATAAGACACAAGAGCTATTAAAAGAAAGGTTCTTTGCTCCAAAAAAGCTACATAAGAATATCTATTATGCAAAAGGTTTATTAAGGTTAGAGCAAACAGGCTTAATAATGCAGGCTCATATTACTAATATCTGTTATAAGTCTTTTGAAGGTTATAAGTGCAGCATTAACATGAATGCTGTTGATACTTCTGTTTGGCAAACTGCAAAAACTCTATTCATGATTCAGAATGAAATAGATAGGCTTGAAACTCCTTATGATTACAAAGAAGAAATAGCAGAATGTGAAGAAAGAATTAAGAACATTGAAAAGCTAATAGAGGATTCACGTCAAAAGCAGAAGAAAGCATTTAAAATGTATTTGGGCGGTATGGTTGACGAAACTATCTATAACACAGAAGTAACAAGGCTAAAGGAATCGGAAGCGACATGGAGCTCAGAAATAGCTTCTATTGAGACTGAAATAAACAGATATAGGATGATGAACACAGAAAGCAATGAGAGAGGTGTTATAAATCCAAGGAATCTTGATGCATTGACAGACAAACAAAGAAAAGAAATGATTGATTCACTGATAGAGGAAATCAGAATTAAACATGAGGAAGATGGCTCATTTACATGGGTATTCATACCAAAGAATAAAAAGGTATTGAAAATCTATAAGGAAATGAATAATTCTGTTTGGAGATACAAGACACATGCAGGAAAGATGTTTCTTGAAGAAACTGGTGATAAATGGTCAAATCAAGTAAATATAGAAAATAGAATTGGAGGACATAAACTTTTAAAAAATAATTAAAGAGGTACTGAAGTACCTCTTTAATTTTATAAGATAATAGGTTTAATTATATAATAAATGAATTATCTGCACTTAATTGAAAATAAGTGTTATTTGATTCATCAGGTATAAAATCATAAACTAAAATACAGTTCTTACCTTCAATATCACTTGGAAGAGTAATTGAAGTTTCAATACCCATTAATGGAGCACTTACACCATTTTTACTAAAAGCAATAAAATAAAGTGGTATTTCTAAACTTTCTGGGAGTGTTTCAAATGTGTGTACTTTTTCCCCATTTAATTTTACCCAAGTAATTTCTCTATCACTTACAAAATTATTATCAGGGTTATCATATCCAGCGGAACCATCAGTATGTAAATATCCATAAGGTCTACCATTACTAAATCCTTCGTTATAAGAACTATTAGCAACCGTACCTAAATTAGTTTCTCCTAAATAAATATTTGCATTTACTGAATTACCTAGAATAAATTGAAGTCCATATAAATTCCCTGTATTTCTAAAACCTATAGTAATTTTAGTATCAGTTGAAACAGAACTTCCACCACCTTCACTCATATTATAGTCTTTATCAACTCCATCGATGTTGTTTGTTCTAAAGTGTGCAGTTTTATCTTCTGTCACGTAACATAATTCGCCTGATTTTAATCCGTCGGCAGAATATGTTTCAAATTCTTTTGTTGTATCAAATACTTTAATCATAATTTTTAAATATCTATATTTTTATGTGTGTCAGCTTTTCTTTTTAAACTGTCTATACTAATATCTATTCCCAAAAGTCCGCTTGTAAATACTAATAATTGGGCAGTGAACCAAAGTACAGAAGCATCAATTATACCAGTAGGAGGAATAAATAAAGCAATAAATCCAATAACAATAGCTGCTAAAAAGGATATAATACTAATTAATTGTTTAATTTTATTATTCATTTTTTAATTCTTTTATTTTATTTATTATTTCACTTAACCATTTTCTCCAACCTTGCATAAGATTATAAATTTCCTTATTTTTAGTAGTCTTGCTTTCTTGATAATTTAGCATAATAGCAATCTAGTCGTCATTTGAAAATAATTTAGTGATAATATTTTTTTTAGTGTTTGGTGATAATTTAATTTCGAATTTATTTCCAATTATAAAGTGATTTGGAATAATTTCGATAAATTCTTCACCAATTTTTACTTCTTCATATTCATCAGTTGGTTTACAAGTGAATTTATGTTGTCCATTTACTTTAAAACATTTTCCAACATCAGGTAAAAGTCTATCATTATATTGTATCATAATTGGTATCTATATTTTTTTATTTATTATCAATTTTCATTATAATCTTCTAACTCTGTTATAACTGTCCAACCTGAAGGTATACCATTTGTTCCGGTTACATCCCAAGTTGCTTCATTATTTTTAACAAATTTACCTGTTGATGCAACACCATTTACCCAGTTAAGTGTATATGAATCACTTGGTGTGGTTGTAAACAAAGCTTTAATATAATTAAGTTTTGAACAACCAGAGAACATACTTGTATAACAGCTATTTACTAATGTTGTAGCAGGTAATTCTGGTGCAGTGGCCAATGAGGTACAACCATAGAACATCATACTATAACAATTATTTTGTAATGTTGTTGCTGTCAATTTAGGTGGTTTTGTTAAATTAATACAACCATGAAACATATCAGTATAACAATTACGTCCATAACATCCTTTTAATGTTATCATAGAAGCATCAACTAAAGCTGAACAATCCTTAAACATTTGGTAACATGCATAACCCTATGCACCATAAGGTTTATTTGGCCAATCAGTAATTGTTGTTAATGAAGTACAACCAGAGAACATTTCAGAAAAAATACCATAACTTGGGCTACCACCAGAATTATCACCGTATAAATTTACTATCTCAGAAAGACTTGGGGTCACTTTTAGAGTTGTAATACCTTTAAATAATGCATGAAAATTAGGGTTTTCTCTTTCATTATAATTAATATAATTATAATTAACCAATGCCATAATATCACCTTCAAAAGTAATATTAGTAAAATTAGTACCATTGTTAAATTTGATGTCTATAGGGTAGTATGATGATGATGATGCGTCTTGTATTTTATAGTACTGTAAACTTTTAAGAGTTGTCTTCATGAACATTTTTTGATGTGCAGGAATAGTACCTATAGTAATTAGATTATTATTTACAGTAACATCATTTGAATATGTACCTTCTTCTAAACCTTCACAATGCCATATTTTATCATCAGCATAATTATATGTCTTGTTTTTCTCCATAATGATTGTAACAGGAGAATCACCATTATTTACTAAAATAAATGGAATTTTTTGAACTTCACCATTGATTTGAAATTGAATTTCTAATATATTTTGAGTCCCATCATAAGTTTGCACATCGTAATCGTCATAACCTCTTACGCCATTAATTACTAAATTTATATTAGACGTAAAATCATCAACACCAGATTTATTATATGTTAAACCAATTGTTGTATCATTTATAATTCGACAATCTAACATATATCCCCAGTCTGTGCATTGTACAATACGAACATTATCTGTATTTATTTCAGGTATTTCAGAAATACTGAATACGTATTCTTGACCCTTTTTAAATGTTTGATTTATTGTTGCCATTATTTTAATTGAATTATTTTTGTTTTATAAAGAAGGGAGTAAACTCCCTTCTTTTTATTGTCTTGTCCAAATTACTGTTGTTCCATTTAATAATATCTGATTTACTGGATTTGTAAAGTTGATATTAAATGACCCTGTTATTTGATTTCCTTCATCATCAGTTGCAGATATACTAACATTTGCTGTACTAATTGTATCTGTTACCATGTTATAACATTCTATAGTAATTTGTTCTTTATTATAAGTTAACATTCTACCGTAAGAAGAATTACTCATTGTAACATTTATAGTATCTATATATGTAGTATGGTTTGATGGAGAATATTCAATAGGTATGTTATAAGTTCCTATATTTGAAATTTCGTAATCATTATTTTCAATACCAGTAATAGGTACATTTTCAGCCACAGTAATAGTTTTTTGAGCACTTAATGATGTATTATTTACTCTTGTCATTACAACAGTTATTTCAATTGAAGTATTAGAATCAGTTTTAGCAGTTATTGAACAACTATTTCCATTAGCATTATATGATTCTGCATTTGTAACAGTCCAATTGTATTTAATAGCATCATTTCCACTATAAGAAACCACATATGTTTTTGTTCTACCTTTAGCAATTAAATCATTACCATTTATAACAATACTATCACTAGAACTAGAATTATAAATTACATGTAATGAGTTATTTGAACTATCAATATTACCATATTTTGCAACAAGAGTGTTCTTTTCAGCTGTAGTTAAAGTCTTATTTAATTGAACTGTTCCTGTACAGCTATTACCACCTGTAACTAATAAATCATACATCTTATTCGAAATAGTTGAATTAGTTATATTCAAATCAATATTTCTAAAATCAATAGTTGTTAAATTAGTTGAATTATTTACCACTCCTAAAGCAACATTTGAATTATCTGTAGTTACTGAAAGATAATTTGTATATTCCATTGATTGAACAAATGCATTAGGGCAGTTAACAAAATATAATGATGAAAGAGCTGGTAAATTTACAGTTGTTAATGTTCCAGTTTCAGGTAATGTTAAACTTGTCAAACTTGTATTTCTTAAATCAACAGATACTAATTTCTTCTCATTACTCAAATCAAGTGAACCACCTAATGTTGAACAACCATATAATGAAAGTCTCTTTAATACAGGACAGTTAACTGTCATTGCTATAGGAGTGAACAAATAATTTGTTACTTGTCTGCTGTCTGCACTAAATTCAAGTAAACGTTTTCCAGATAAGTTAAATGTTTCACCAATTGCTTGCCCACCAAATTCACCTAAGCTAATATAATAGTCGATACCATAAATATATGTATCAGTATTACCATCAGTTGTTAAAGTACCTGTAGTATAATTGGCTTGTGCTTGTACTCTTACATTATCAGCACCAAGTGATTGTCCAATACCAACTTTAGGATATAACCATTGCCATGGACTTAAAGTAAATTGGTAACTAGATTGAGTATTTCCACTTACAATTGAACGGAATTGTAAAGCAGCATTATTTGAACGTACATAGAATGGGTCTGATTTTGACCATGATTGTAAGTATTTCAAACGTCTCTTAAACCATTGTTTTTCTGCTTCAAGTTGGTTACCTAATGATTGTGAAATAGCAGGAGTACCATTAGTATAAATATTATTACTTTGGGCAACTGATGCTTCTTCATATAATAATCTTGCTGTCTCATTAAATGCAACTGCTGGAAAATATTCTTGTACTGAATAGAAATAATTTTGTAAACAAGCTTCTGCACTTTCTCCAAATTTAACTGTTTGCATTTGGTTGAATATTGAGTTCATCATTGCTTGTAATTCTGATTCATAAGCAGCGTCCATTAATGAGAAGAAGTTATTATCAGAACCATTGAAATAAGGTTTACCACTTGGGTCAATATCATGTTCTTCTACATAGTATGGTTTTGTCTTTCTACCAACGTTATCAGTTAACATGATTGTGTCCATATCATCTTGTGCTAAGCAGATTTTATGAGTTACCGGGTCAAGATATTCATAAGTATTCTTACAGCGGTTATCTGATGCAGCAATTAACTTTAAGAATGCCATTGAATAAAGAACATCATCAACATTATAATATGTACTTATTTTACTCTTGAAGTCGTTTATTCTCCATTGTATAAAAGCAGCATTATCAGTATTAGCATTTCCTGTCGCTGTTATTCCAGTTTGAGTAAATATATTAAACTCGCTGTATTCTCCATTTGTCTTAGTAATACCGGCATTTACCCATTCTTTTGAAATATAATCATAACGAACTATATTACCAGTTGCAGTATTCCAATATTGATAAGTTTTGTCTAATAACTCATCAACTGTTGTATATGGTTTTAATCTTGTAGCATGCTAATAAACGAAATTACTTGCATTTATGAAATAATGAAGCATATCTTGATTACCCATACCATAGTCCCAGTTACCTTGACCTGCATATTGGTAATATTCTTCATCTTTATTATATGTTACTTCATCTTCAAACCATGGCACTTGTCTAAGAGTTAAAGGCATACCATTATCAGAACCTTCAATAACTAAATAATCAGGGAATAAATCTTTGTTATAACCAAATGTAGGTTTATCAAATTTACCTGAACCAAAAGTCATAAGTCCATAGAATACAGGAGTTGAATTATCTGTATCTTGAACGAAGAATAAAAATGGTTCTTCATGTACAGATACACGAACATCTTTATAACCTTCTGTTTTAGTGATACTATTACCACCAACAATTTCTCTCCATAAATCAGTATAAAGAGCAGTTGAACCTTGTTTGTGTGATTGCATAGAAGATGCCCAGTTTAATTTGGCAACTAATTTCTTTGCGGCTGGATCACTATTTGTAAGTTTATATCCATCTTTATGTTCATTACCATTTCCATCTGTCCATACTGATTTAATAGTTTGTTCATTATCATCTATAAGTTTGTTCCAGTCATATTGTTGATTCCATTTCCAATAACCTTTAGAAGATGAACCTTGACCTTTACAACGAAGATTAGTAATAACACCACTATGTTCAGCGTCATTAATTTTATTAATCTTAAGTTTACCAGCATATTCAATATCACCAGTTTGATATGATGGAACATTACCAACCCACACAAGAGTATTATATTTAACACTTGCTTTATCAAATGAAATTGTTCCATTAGCTGATAAAATATCATTAGCAGCTTTAAATGCCAGTTTACCTTCAAGAGTTGGAATTGTACTCATATAATCTTGACGGACATCACCAGCACTTAATGCTTTCTTATAAATTCTGATTCCATATATATCAATATCACAGTTATTAGAACCAATATTCATGCTTAGTGTACCATTCTTAAATATATCAGAAGAATTATAAAGCATTTCACGATTCATTACACCATTTATAAAGATTCTGATGTAATTAAGGCCACTATTCGATAAGTTTGGAATAATGTTAATTGCCATGTGTGTACGAACTTCTTCTTGGAAAACTACATCTTGATCTCTCTTTACTTGGTTGTTTACAGTATAGAAAGTTGCTTCTGTAGCATTCATTATAAATCCAAGTGGTTTGTTATCTGTTGTACTATTAAAGCTGAATAAAACATCGTCGTCATTAAATATATTATAAATCTTGTAGTCAATTTCAATAGTTGTACCAGAATTTAATGTATCAAGCGGGTCATATTGAATACTCAATGAGTGTTCAGCAGGCACCCTTAAAACTTTATAACCATCATTATCACTTACCCAACCATCATTTATAAAGTTAAAGTCTGTAAATACAGCTGAAATTTCTGCTCCACTTGCTTCATTTATAATTCTATTAGGTCTATATTCTGTATTATTTCTTGTATTAGGATTAAGAATAAAATCAGCACCAGCAGTTGGACTCATCTTTTCAGTATTATCAATAGTAATAGTATAAGATTCACTTCCAGAGTTTGTAGTTACAGTTACAATTGCAGTTATTGTATCTAGTTGACTCTCTATTTGAAGTATATTATAAAATTTATATTCTGTATTTATCTGACAGTCATATTGTGTGTAATCAAGATAAACATTTGACTGGTCTGCAACTTTAATATTAACATCTGAACCTTGATTGTATAATGTAAAGTCGAAGAAGTGAACGTTTGAATAATTAGTTACAGTTGTTGCTTTATTATTCAAAATTATGATTGTACCTTCTGCTTCACCATTTATAAAATAGAATTGGTTAACGATATGATTTGATTCAAGTACAGTTTCATCTACACTCAACCATGCTTCAACTTCGATTGTACCTGTATCATAAGTTTTGTTTATAGTTGGTGTAATATATGGTGCTTCAATATATGTACTTGTACCAATAGCGAATGAATAACTATCAGTATTTCCATTTTGTTTGATTTTAAGATTGAGGGTCTTTGTTACTTGACCTTCAATATAATACATAAATTGAGGGGCTGTTAAAGGTTTTGTTGTATCAGTAGCATTAGTAACTTTCAATGTAGTATTTACTATTGAATTGAAGTTTATGTTATTTGATACAGCACCAGTAGTATTATCCTCAACACGAAGTCTGATTTTATTATCACCATCAGCCAAATAAGGAGTAATATCTATAGTAGTAAAATTATCTACATTGTGTTCTATTGGTTGGATTCTAATACGACCAACTTCTGTGAATGCACTACCATTAGCACTTCTTGAAATAATTAATGTACCTTCATTATAAGTATCAGATACTACTTGTGTTGAAGGGTTTGTAGATGTTGAAGTGTATTTAAGGCCAATTTTAATACCCTAACCTAAGTTTACTAATTTGTTCGTATCAGAATTAGTATATAAATTAGCAGCATAAATATCATTTTCAATATTAGGTAATTGTACTCTAAAAAGTGGAATTATAGATGAATCACCACTACCCCATGCTTCAAAATCTTCATAATTATGAAAACCATATAAGTAATAAAAATCACCTTCTTTCTGTCTGCTTCTGTATATATAGCCACAACTATTTTTCAATTCACCTTTAATGAATTTTTCAACAGAAGTACCAGCATAATTCTCCCATGATACATTTAAATCTTGAATATCTCCTGTATTAATTTTTGCCATATTATATTATCTATTTTTTATATTTAAGTATAGTAAGTAGCGAAGTATAGTCAATGTAACTATTAATAGCGTTTATTACTTTTCCATGCTTCTTTTCCTAGCCAAGGTTTTTTGCCAACCCACATTCCACTTCCAAAACATGAACGAATTGCCTCCCAAAGTAGTTGAGCACCTTGGTAAATAGCTGTTATTACTTTTCCTTTAGCAACAACATTTACTGTTTCTTTATTTCCTTCTACGTAAATCATTATTCAGTTTCGTAAACAAAATATATTTTTGAATTGTCTGGTGTGCCTAAAGCTTCAAATTCATCAACCGGCAATATAACATGTTCTGGTATTTCTGATTGTGTTAATTCTAATTGATTTAATCTAGAGTTCTGAACATCTATACCTTGTGCTAATGTATGTAGTTCTTCATGGTGTTCTACGTCCATTTCTTCAAGTTGATTTTGAATACTGTTATCTCCTTGTGTTAAAGTGTTATTTATATTATCAATTTGACCCTGATAATTTTTACTCTCTATTGCCTATATTCTTGCTGTATTGTTATCTACATTATTTGCAACATCATGTATTTCTTGATGTAGTTCTACATCTTCTCTTTGTAATGCAGCTATTTTAATATTTATTTCATTTATATCGTTATCACAGTCTGCTAAATGAAGATTTAATTTATTTTGTTCAATAGTCAAATTATCAGAAATAGTTTGAATTCTTTGTTCTAATGTATTTAATGTTGCCATATTATTTTTAATAATTTTTATTCTGCTTCTTTAGTGAAATATATAGCATTTTTATCCTTACTTACTATATTTATATATTCATTTTTTGACATAATATAATGTTTAGGTATAGATAATGCTTTATTTTGAATTATTGACATCTTATTTTCATTTTCTTTTATTCTTTGATTAATATTTAATAAATCGTTTTTATGATTTATTTCCATATCTGTTATTTCACCCTGAACTTGCTATATATTAGAATATACCTATGAAAATTGCTCATCATACTTCTTACTATTTAATAATTGAATCCTTTGCTTATTTTGTTCATATGTAGCTTTAACTAAATTTATTTCATCTATTATATCTCCATCTATATTATTGAGTTGGCCTATTACAGTATCAGTAGAATTTATTTTATTGTTCTGCTCATCTATATGTAAGTCCATATTATTATCATGATTGTTTATATTATCTTCTAAATCATCTAATTGATTATCACAATATTCTACACCTAATAATGAATTAATATATCTTGCCCAAAAATTATACACTATAGTATTATTAGCTTCATCATATATGGTTTTATGTTTAACCCACTCTAAAAATGATTTATTATTTATATCTGGTAATGTTGGAATTTCCACACCAATTTCAACAAGTTCATTCAAAGAAAAATCATTGATTATAAATTCTCCTGGAATATTTATCGACTATTGACTAAAACACAGACCATAATAATCATAGAATTTAACTATTGTAGTTGAATATTCTGCATAAATAGCAGTATAACTTGCATTACCATTACACTTCTTTTCTACTGCTGGACTCCATTCAATAAAAATATAATGAGATTTTTTGGGTGGAGTAGGAATTACTATATCTTCACCAATTATATATTCATTAGAAGAAATTATAGAAGTACCATCAGAATTATAAAAAGTCACTGTATAAAGGAGATTCCAAGTTGCAGTATAATTAGCATCTGAATAAACTGGTGATTGAATATTTGGACTCCACTTGTTGAATCTATAACCAGATTTTGTTGGAGTATAATCTGGAAGTGCATTTCCTTTATTAACTTTCACCGTATTCAATAAAGTCTGACCATCATAATAGTTTATCGTAAATGTAGTTTTTTCCCATACTGCATAATAATCTTGGTCTTGTGTTACTGTTGTTGGTGTAGGATCCCATCTTACAAATGTATAATCTTCTTTAGTTGGGTTTGTTCCTATTGTAAGTTCTGTTCCATAAGGTAATTGAGCTTGGTCAAATAATACTCCTGGTTCTGAATAAAATCTTACATCATAATAATTTATAGTATATTGAGCAGTATAAATTGTATCACCACTTACAGGGGTTATTTGAGGGTTCCAACCAGTATGAGTATAACCAGTTCTTGAAATTGCCGGTGGAGTTGGTGTTTGCCCTTCTTTTACATAATCAGTGCGTATTATTTTTCCATCATAATCTTTCCAAGTAATTCTAGCACCTTCAATAGTACCTAATCTATAAACAGTATTTTGATTCCATGTACCCTAATATGATGGAGTTATTTCACCAGTCATAGAATAACCTGGTCGAGGTTGTGCTGTTACAGTTACTATAGAGTTTTTATAATATGCACCAAAACCTATAAAATTAGATGTTGCATTACCATTTGTTGCTGTTATATTAGCGAACTGTCCATTATCTGCATATAAGAAATTACAAGTTACATAATTAGAATTATTATAGAAATAAACTACATCATAGTAATAGACATATTCATATCTTGAAGGACCATCATCTAATATATAACCACCACCTGAATGCACTTCATCTAAATTCCATTCATGAACAAATCCCGATTGAGTAGATGGGGTAGGAGCAGTAATACCATAATTCTGATAATTACTGCCACCTACTCCATCATAAGTTTGTTCGCTTAAAATAATTCCATTTTCTCTGAATATGTACTTTGTTATATCCATATTAGTATTCTATAAGTTTCAGTTCATTTATATTTGCTTTAACATCATATTCTTGTTCATCGACTATCATTTTAATGTTATCTAAAGCATTTGGTTTGACACAAATCCAAGGTTTATAATAATCATGAACTTGACAATTATATATCTTTTTAGGGGAAGAATAATGTTCAACATATCTGTTTACTACATTTAATTCTTGTCTTAATGTTGTATGTGTTAGAGGTCTATAAAAGCCTTCAGTGTGATAAGAATCTATATCATGTTGTATTTGTCCATTAATGATGTTAGGTTGAATTATATATGATTCTGCTATAGGCTTTTTATCATTATATGTATTTATTTTTAATTCTAAATCATCCATCTCAGTTACATTCTAAGAGTTAATTTCATTCTCATATATAATATCATCATCTTTATCATCTAAACTTGATAAATCTTCTAACCATTTTTTACCTACACTTTCATTAAGGACAGATACTAATTCTAATGATAATCCTTTCATGAATATTACAGGTGGAGTCTTTTCGTAATTTATCTGTATTCTTGTAGGTGCTGTAATATTTCCTTGTGGTGGATGTGATGTACTTTGATTAGAATAAAAGAAACCATCACTATATGGTATTTTTGGCATATAAATTTCAAGTTTTAATTTACCATACAAATAATCAGAAAACTTTATAGGTATAGCATATCCTTCTTTTTCAATATTACTTGTATAATCAAAATTTGTTACTGGTTTATTATAATCGCTCCAAATTAGACGTTCTGTATTGCCATTCATAGTAGTCTCTTTATGATAAGGAATCCAAGCTGTACATTCAGAGTTTTGCCAACTAGAGCCATTCCAATATTTATTACCTACTCTAAGTTTTATTTTTAACATAGGCCAACCTTGATTATTTTTACCACTATCATTTTCCCCAACTGTTCTTGTATATGCGTCATGTGTGTCATGTGCACCTCCTTCTTTTATAGGAAATAATGTACCTCCATAATAGTGATTATCATTATCTGTATTAGAAGTCCACAAATGATACCTAACATCATCATAAGTGCAATTTTGTTGCCATAATAAATCTCCTGTAAATATTAAATAATTTGTTTTTGTTGTATCTGCTGGACTAAATTGAAAATCTTTTTTTCCATTATATCTCAATACAGGATATGTTCCACCTAAATGTGCTTCATAAAAATCATCCCATGATGGTATTGAACCATAAGAACCTCCAATATACCATGCGTGTTGTTTGTAATATTCACTTATCCATTCAACTTGTGGAAAGAAAAGTAATCTATCATCCCAGTTTGCTTTAATTGGAATTGTACTTGATGATTCATAACCAAATTGCTGCGCAGGAATACAAGTTTGACCAACTATATATACATTGAAGAAATCACCAGTTCTATATGGAAATTCCATATAACCACTTGTAGCTGATATTTGAGTATTTGTAAAATTATCGGTTAAGTTAAAAGTCGTTCCATTAAATTCAGAATTGACATTCATAATAGTTTGCCAATCACCATTATAATCAAGCCATCCTCCATAACTACCTTTAATAAATTCAAACATACGAGTTATATGTTTCCAATTTGCACCATCAGTTCTATTCATGCCACTTTCATAAGAATTATAAAATGTAGCACTGTTAGCATCTTTCATCGGGTCATATATAAGTTCTTCATCTTCTATCTCATTTACATCTGCCTTTATCGATACTTTATTATAAACCTCATCTATTTCTATATTTTGATCATCACCTGCATAATCATTTACTGTCAATGATATATTAGAACTTAGATCAACTTCATTTATTTCAAGATTTGATTCATTTAGATTTTTCCATTTAGATATGTTTGCATCCCACCAAGTATTATCATATTTTGCTACGCTTTCATAATCAATGAAATAAACATCTTCACCATAAGGTACTAATGATAAATTATAGAAGTTACATATTTCTTCTAATATTTCATAACAAGAAAGGGGTTTGTCATCATCAAAAAAAGTCTATTCTGATATATATTCAGCTTCCATAGGGTACAAAGAATTATCCCAAGCAATTTTCATTCTTAGACCTAAGAATGGAACAAATATACCTCCTCGATAACCAGCAATATTTGATAAACAATATTTAACAACAGAAGCTATTGATACTCTACTTGAATTATAATTATTCAGATATTTGTATTTAAAATCTTGTAATGTACTTACTGCATCAACTGCTTCTAATTCAATTTCATTAAGATATAGATATGGTTGATTATATTCACATGGGGTCATATAACCAAAAAATAAGCATTCTCCTTTAGTTAAATTATTCACTTCAACTATAGTACCATGTGATTGACCACTGTACATATCGAAATAAGGGTCTTTTGCAACAACTGTAATTGTACAACTACGAGATTTAATTGGCGAAAATATTCCATCAGAAGAATTTTGCATTATAATCACTGGAGATTCATTAGCAAAAGTCAACTCTGTTGTTTGTTGTTTGTCATTATTTGTTATGATGTTTACTTGAATAGTTTCACCTTTTACGTTTTTAAATTTCCCTGTATATAACATATTATACAACTTTGTTTATTATATTTATAATGAAAAAATTAATATAAAGAAAGACCTTCTACTATATTAAATAGCAAAAGGCCTTATCAACAATATCAACATGCAAATCATACTTATATTCTACCCGTCATACTATCAAAATTTCTTAATGTACCTTTAAGGTTTTTACCTTTAATTACAAAATTAACATCTTGTCTTCTACTTCTTCCACTTGTAAATACAGTGCCGGAATTTAATAAATTAAATAATCTTTTTTGCTATGTACCATTTAAAATCATTTCACCACCATTTACTCTTGCAATATTATAATCACCAATTTTTGAGCCATTTCCAACAATACCACCATCAGCAAAACAGTTAAATACCATTGCAAAACCTGCTACAACGGCAGCAATACCAGCGGCAATAGCGGCTATATTAGCAGGGAAAGGTAATTTTGAACCAGATTCTGTAGCATTACCAATGGCACTTGCTTCTTTTACACCTAACTTACCAATTTCTGATTGTGTTTCTGCCTGGTCATTTGCAATTTTCTGTTGTGTATATGCATTACTGATTCCTTGAAATGCTTGTATCATTGAACCTATAGATTCTATAGCACCAATAACAGATTCTATAGTAGATATAGTTGCATCGAATGCAGAAGTTACTTGTTCAAAAGAGCTCATATCTTCCCAATTTTCTGTAAGATTTTTCCAAGTACCGCCAACATTCGTTACTGCACCATTCAAATCTCCAAGTGTACCAACTCCTTCTTTTACTCCTTTCCAAATTGATTTCTTTAAGTCAGAATTTGCTTTTAACTTATTTGCATTATCTGCTGCTACTTTATATTCATTAGATAATTCTTTAACTTTATCAATAGCATTATCATAGATACTTACTAATCTATTTTCATCATCTGTAAGTTTGGCTCCTAATTTAACTCTTTGCTATATTATATCATATTCTTTAGATGTACTTGAAATAATAGACTTATAAAAATCTAATTCTTCTTTTAAACTTTCTACTTTATCTTCTTTACCTCCTTTTATAGGCTTTTCCTAATATTCTGATATTGTCTTATTAATATCTTCAATACCCTTCTTATCTATAGCTGGTTTTAAATATAAATATATAGCTTCTTTTTTACCTGTAAGAAAATCTATTTCATCTTGTATTTTTTTCCTAGAAGCATCATCAATAGCTAATTTTAATTCTTTACTCTTATCACTTATTTCTTCATCAATCTTAGCAATAGAACCTTCTGGTAAAACTGGAATAAGTCCTAATTCTATTTTCTTATTCTGTATTTGTAATTTAAGATTATCTACTTGCTTTAAATATTCATCAGTAGTAAGATTTGGTAATAAACCATCTTTGTATTTCTTTTGTAATTCTGATAATTGATTTTCTAAATCAGATAATGAACCTTTTGAAAAACCTGGTGCATTATTACCATTTCTGGATCCTCTTCCACCTTTAGTAGTGTTAGTCTTAGTATTAGTCTTTATACCACCACTTTTTAAAAGTTTCTATGCATCTTGTTCAAGCTATACTTGATTCTGAGTAAATGTCTTAATTTCTGATTGTGCTTCATCAGTAAGACCTATTTCAGCTCTAAGTTTATTGTTATATTCATCAGCTCCTTTCTAAGTAAAAGATGTAATAGTAAGAGCATTATTTACATTGTATCTGCCACCATTAGCGGTATTACCATGTCCATTTCTATCTCTTGTTACACCAGAAGGCTGAGCACTTTTAGGAACCTAATCACCAGCGGCAACTCTTCTCCTATTATACTCCATTTCCTTTTCGATATACTTACCCCACATTTCTTGGGCTTTTGCAGCATAAGCAGCAGCTTTTGCTCTCAACATAAAAGCCTGAACAACTTTATCAGTATTATTAACAAGGAAATTTTCTGCATCTGCTACATTTTCTACCTCTACTCCAAGTTTATTAAATTCTGTCTTATTATCTTTTATCCATTGATTTTTTTCATGAGCAGATTTTAAACTATTCCATTCTGATTGTAATTTGGTATATGTAGAAAGTAATGAAGCACCTGCATTTGAAGCTGAATTTTTAAAATCATCCCATGATTTCTATGCTTGTTCTGCCGCTTCTTTTGATGCTCTTTCAGCAGCTTCTGCTTTACTAGAATTTCTTGTAAATGCATATAATGCTGCACCAACACCTAATATGGCGGTAGCTAATAAAACATAAGGGTTTGCTTTAGCTACTGCATTAAATGCCTTTTGTGCTACTGTTGCAGCTTTAGTAGCAATTACACTCTTTCCTTCTGCTGCAGATTTTATACTTATTGCAGCTGCTGCAGCTTTTTCTTGAATTGCTCGTACTTTCAACATTATAGCTGATGATGATTGAAGAGCATTTGTTACTTTAGTTAATAAATTAGCTGCACTTTGAACAGCCATAACTGTAGCAATTGCATCTTTAAGTGCTTTTTCATCACCTGTTACTCTTGCTATAATTGATGAATATGTAGATAATGCATCTGCACTTAAACCAACCAAATCACTAAAAACATCTAGATTTGGAGTATCTGATGCTAACGTTTGTATTTCTTGCTGAACATCTCCAACAGTATCTTTTAATGAACCTGCTTTTTCTCTTAAATCTGATAGTTTTTGTGCTAATTCTCGACCAGAAGCACTAGCTTTTTCAGCTTCACTCATTGCACGATATTGAGCAGTTAAATTCGTTAAGTTTTTTGTTAAATCCATTAATTGCCTCTTAACACTACTTCCTCCAAAATTACCTAATTCTGATTCAGCTTGCTTAATCTAATTAGTCAATTGACCTAATGCTGATTGTGATTCAACTAATGTAGAGCTAAGCATCTTACCAAAATCCCCTGATTTAGCAGTATTTGATAAGTTTGCCCATTGTATTTTTAATTCTTTTACTGATGAAGATAACGCTACTTGCTGCTATTTAGTATTCATCGTACCACTAGCAACCTATTCAAGAGTTTTTACAACCTTCTTATATGCATTAACTTGCTCGTTTGTTACTGAAACATTATCTTCAACAGATTTCTTTGCATCATTTGTTTCATCAACAAATTTTTCAAGCATATATTTTGCAGATTTTATCTCTTCTACGAATTTTGAGGTGTTCGCCCCAATCACAGCAGTCAAATTTGGCATGTCTTTAATTTATATAGTTAATTTTCCAAAACATTATTTATAAAGGTATTCAGGGTTTTTTCTGCTTGTGAAAAACCAATATCTATTGCATTATTTGCTTGTATATATCCTTTTGAATAAGGCTTTATATTTTTACCATTTCGTTTAGTTTGTGTTCTTGGAATTGTACCACCAACAAAAAAACGTGTTTTATAAGTGTCATATTTATCTTTAGAACCCAATGAATGAATTTTAACTTGACTATTATTCAACTTTCCAACTTCAATACCTTCTGCTAAATGAGATAAATTTCCAGTTTTATGCTTATATAATGAAGAGCTTGATATAAAGACTTGCCTCATATCATCTCTAACTTTATAAGCAGCAGCAATAACAGCCCTATCAATTCTCTTCAATATATCATCTGATAGTGTTGTTAAATCTTTAGAATCATATATAAACTTATTTACTCCCATTGCTTAGATAACTCTTTTAATCTATTTATATCTTCAGTGGAAATATTTGTATCTGCTTCTTTTTTCACAAATTCCTCAATATCACGTTCGTCCCACTTAAATTTACATATATCTTGCTGTGTTAACTTCTTCTTTGAATTTACTTGTGCTGTAATATAAGCATTAAGTCTTTGTGAATCCCATAAATTTCTATCGAGATATGGAATGTTATCTATTAAATCATTTACTTCCCATTCAGTACACTTGTCCATAAAATACTCATGGGAAATAACCCTAAATTCAAAAACAAGCACCCTAAAAATATAATGAAATAACAATTTTGGCTCACCACCATCACTATTATCCATTAATTTTTTTTTAATATTGCATTAGAATTTGCTACCTTTGCTAACCATTCTCCAAATTCTTCAAATATGTCCTAATGGTTATCTATATATTCAATAAATTCATCAAGAGTTATTGAATAATCTTGTGCTGATGCAACTACAACACAATACATATATATGATAATATCTGTTACTGATTGAGGGTTAAACGTCTTTTCAGTAATATTTTCATACATCATCATACTACGCATGGTATTCTTAAGTTCTATGTTCTTTTCATGTAATTTGATTTTCATATTGATATTTATTAGTTTTTTATATTAGAGGGTGTAATTTTTTGCTTACACCCTCTATATAATTAGTTTCTTTAAGGTTCTGTATTAACAGTTGTTTTCTTGATAGCACCTGTACCAGTAAGAGTTACTGAGAATGTAGCATTTTCACCATTATTAGCATTAGCAACAAGTGAAGTAATAACAACTTTTCCTTCATAGAATGAATTCTAAGAAGTCCAATATTCAAGAGCAGTATTACCTTCTGATGGTGTAAGAGTTGGGTCTGCTTCAGGTCTCTTAAGACCAAAACGAACAGTAATAGGTTCTCCAGCTATCATATCTTCAAAGAACTCATCATATTTCTCTACAGAATAAAGATTTTCTGAAGTAATTTCCCAAGTGTAACGAGATACTTCTGAACCACCCCATACACCATGGTCTTTTGAACTAATATCTGTAGTTTCAGCTGTGATTGTAAGTGTGTGATTTGTAGCCCATGCATAAGAATGTCCATCACTATTGAATAACATCAAATCACGACCTTTAATAATTTTATTATTTGCCATAGTATCTTATTTAATTTATTTTTAAAGTAAATTGCATTGTTTGTATAAATGCATTTTCTAAAAAGTCCTCTCCAGCAAAATTTATAGTAACATCATTTATATCAAAATCATCAAAATGTACTTCAGGCTTCTATAAAAGTGAACGTACTATTTTTGCTAATTGGACTCCTACTGAATATTTGTCTGAAACAATTTTAATTTCAATAATTACATCATCTTGATATATACCATCTTTACTAATATAAGATACTAAACCTACCCTTTTATAAATAATAAATGGAAATTTAGCATCATTATCAGCAATTAATGGGTAAACCTTTGCCTGCAAATCTTTTATTTCCTAATTATTTGCTAATATATTATTTATATATTTTCCTATTTCTAATGTATTAATCATTTACTAATTCCACTCTTATTATTTTTTTCATTTGTGCTTCGTCTGGTTCAATATCTAAGATTCTGTATTGTTTTTCATTCCAGATTATTCTATCAAAATCATCAACAGGAACATAATTCCTTACTTCAAGTGTCTTTTCATGTGAATAAAATATTTCACTATTAGGTTCAATTCTATTTCCATTAATATGTACTAATCTAGCCCTGGTTGAATATTTTGATACCCACTCAGTGGTTTGTTCACCATAATCATTTGTTGTGATTTGTGGTGTAATTATTTCTATTTTCTCTTTCAAAATTCCTGCTCTCATATATTATATATTTGCATTTTCATAATCACGATACATGTTCAAAATATAAGTCAATGAATGTGGAACCTCAGATGATGATGCAAATGCAACTGATTCTCTATTATCGTACATATTGCCTACAAATAGAAGTATTGCATGAAGAAGGGCTTTTGGTAATGACCCTTCTTCTGCAATTATATCATCAAATTTCTTATCAATATGCTTTTGAACCAAATCTTCGGCAACACTTTCCAAAAATTCGATATATTCATCATCTTCTGTAAAATCTGCATCAATATTTAAGTGCTTTTTTATTCTATCTAATTCTAATAACATATTGATTTAACAGTGTATATTTTAAATACTTAGGTACTTATCATTCACCAACTTTACCAAATGCTAATCCTTCTGGACGTACAAGAGTGCCATCAACGAATGCATTTACAACAATAGTAACCTGGCCATTACCTACAGACTGAACATCACGAACAACATCGATTGACACATTATCCCATGCAGCAATAACTACATTAGAAAAATCTCCATATATGAATTTCTTATCAGCAACATGTGAAGTAGCTAATACTTCTGTACCATCAATATTGCCATTTTCCATAACCAACTGTGTTGACTTTGTTGACTTAGGCATAGCGCGGAATTCACCTTTAGCAGCTGGACTCATAACGTACTTCATATCGCCATAAACGTTATTAGTTTCTACACTAGCTTCAAGAGCAGTAATACCTTTAAAATCTGTTACAGGAGTTAAAGTTTGACCATTAAACAAACCAGCAGGAATTGTAGTTGAACCTGCACCATCACCCAAAAGTACTTCTTCAAGCTTAGCATTTACAGCAGCAATAATATCTTCACGAATCTTTGTTTCTACTCCAATAGAGTCTTGAGCTAAAAGCTGAAGTGAAATTGGGTACTTAGCTGTAATACGTTTTGGTGTTAATGTCTTTGAAGTAAATGCTGCTGAACCATCTTGTGCTGGAGCAACTTCACCTTCAAATGCACATGATACTTTACCCATTAAAGGAATCTGAATGTTATTCTTGATACCGCTAATATACTGAGCACCTGCAGCTACCAATACATTCTTAGCACGAAGTGGGCCCCAAATATCATAAATATCTGTCTGTACTACATCTTCACCTTCATCATTAACAGTGTATGCACGTACTTCGTTAAGGTTAAATGACTTACCTGTTTCAAGAGAGCTACGTAACTCTTTCATTAAATTGAATTTCTATTCCATTGTAATATTACGATTATTTTTATTTTCTTTGTTTTCTTTATTTTCTTCTGAATCAGCATCTTTATTTTCTTCTGAATCAGCATCTTTATTTTCTTCTTTATCTTCTTTATCTTCTTTATCTTCTTTATCTTCTTTATCATCGCTTCCAGATTTTTCAGTTTCTTCTTCGTCGTCTTTTGGTTCGTCGTCACTTCTTTCTTCTTCTTCTTTTGGAAGCTCTTCTTCATATTTATCTATTTTTTCTTGAAGTGATTTTAATTCCTCTTTAAGAGATTTGATTTCTTCTTTATTAGCATCAAATTCTTTCTTTTCATCTTCGGTCATTTCTCGAACCTCTACCTTACAAACTTCAACAATTTCCTTGCAGCGCTGAATAAGTTGATTTTGTTTTTCTTTAAGTTCTATCAGTTTCATAATATTTATATAATATTTTTATAATATTTATA